TTAGCTGGCAACCTTGCCACCAGCCTTTTTCGCGTTGTAATCAACAACGGCTTTTTCAATAGCTGCTTCAATTTCCTTATCCGGGATCTTAATTTTCCATCGTGCTAGCTTTTCGCTGGTGTAGGCGAATGCGCGATCAAACTTGTCTTCTTTATACGCATCCGTGAATCTCTGCTCCACCAGTGCAAACCCTTCTTCTGCAGCTTTGCGTATCATCTCGTTCTTGATCCATGAAAATACTCTCGCTTTAATCATCGCATACAATACAAGCAACACACTCACAATCACCGTTACCAGATCCGCTGCAATCTTATTGATAAATGATGTCCAGATGGTTTCTAACATTTAAATCGCCTCCTTAGGGTAGATATCTACTTTTGTTGGATTCTCTTTTCCCCAAAACAGCCGAGCACCCACATTCTCAGTAAGCGCACGAGCCGGCACATAACCGGTGCCACCAATATTCATCGTTTCCACAGCCGTGCCGTTGATAGTAACCTGACCCTTCTTGTATCCGATCTTACCTCCCAGATACTCTCCGATGGGCCGTGATGGTAACCATGTTGTGCCACTCACATTGATTCCTTCAAATTTCTGTGCCGGCTCAGCATGAACTGTGACTTCCATGATTGGATACGATACCGGAATAGGCTTGCCCGGCGCTGGTTCTGGTTGGACAACGAATTTCACGCCCATGTAATCACAGATACCCTTCGCTATTGCCAGTGCTACACGGTCCTGGAATGCAGGATCAAATAGCAGCTTCTCTTCCTCCGGGTTTGATATGAATCCTACCTCCAATAACACAGAGGGCATTTTCGTTTCTCTGACTACAGCAAAATTTCCATACTTCACGCCGCGATCATATAAACCGGATGCACTCACCATTGCTTTGTTGAGTATCTGAGCCGCCGATTTACTGTTGTCTTTTTTATAAAAAGTTTCCGATCCATGTGAAGTGCTCAGGTATGAATTTGCATGAATCGAAACAAAGAAATCAGCCTTCATTCGATTGGCCACTTTTGCACGGTCACTCAACCCGATGTATACGTCAGTTCTTCTGGTCAATGAGACCGTGATACCGGGGATGCTTTTCAGGATATCTTCCACTTTCATTGCCATCGTCAGCGTGAAGTCTTTCTCCCTCTTCTTGGTTGGTCCAGAAGCGCCAGGATCTTTCCCGCCGTGTCCAGGGTCAAGAACTACTAGCTTTTCTGCCATCGGATAAACCCTCCGTTTCCTTAATTTTTTTACAATGCGGGCATAGGTAGTAATCGCCCAAGATGATGAGTAAAATTTGTTTAAGTTGGTCGCTGAGCCCTGCGGTTTTTCGCTCAAAATGATCACACATGGTTCCAGTCCCATCCCCTTCATAATGATCTCTTGGTTCTTCATAATGATCATCTGGTTGTGCATGTATGGCTTGATTTCGGAGTCGTCATGAAACATCCAAGGTATGAATCTTTTCAGCCGTGCTTTCATCTTCCGTTGCTTCAAGATCAAAAAAACGACCGTTCCCGCTGTTGATAGCGTGAGGCCGTTCTTCACTATTGCATGTGAAATTTCTAGTAGGATATCGTACATCGTCCACTCTCCGATAGAGCAGTTTATCTCTTATTTCTGGTCCGCAAAATAAAGAGACGAGATACAGGGTGTCGTCGGATACTGCCGACTCCTGATACTCGTTCTCGTCCATTTCAATCATATCGTCACCTCAATGACAAAAGGACCCGGGATGATTTCCCAGAGTCCTTTTTAGGGTGTATGCGGGGTTACCGCTATACTTTATCATTTTACCACAGATAACACGTAAATACAGTGCTAATTCAAAGGAATTCCTGCATCTTCCATTGCCTGATTTACTGTCATATAAATATCGTTGATCTTGAATTGAATATCACGTAACTGATCCGTCTTTTGTTTGGCTGTCAATTCTTTATTCGCTTGAATCTCTCTCTTTTGTTGACTCAGCACAGACAGACGCTTATTGTATGATCCTGCTCGTGTAGTCGTGATCATTTTAGCCAAATCAGATCTGTACCATGATGGCAGATCGGACTTTCCGTCCTTCGCGTCCTTTTCGGTCTGAGCAAGCTTCTCTTTGTACTTGTAATAATCCGTTGACAGCGTGTTGGAATACTGTGGATCGACAATAAAGTTTTTCAGCAACGTTCCTTTTACATCGCCCTGTCCAACTTCTGAGGTCAGAGGTAGCAGCAATCTGGCAGGGTCACCGCCATAGGAACGGATCAGGTAATCAATCTTCTTCGGTGACATATTGGTGTACTTTGCAATTTCTTTCGCTACCGATGATGTCCGTTCATCGTATCGATTCACTGGTGAATTACCTTCTAACGCACGTGATTCAATCGGACGTCCAGCATAGTCAATGTTTGCAGCAGTTGCCACGAATGGTGCCGCTACTGTCGAATTAAGGCCACCTACAATCATCTGTTCTAATCCTTCTCCCCTTGCAAGCGGCGCAATTGGACCCGACAATTGTGGTGGCAGGAACGCATTCACTAATGCTTCTGCAGAACCTTTGAATGCTTGTGGATCATCCAGATAAACAGATTCCAAGATGGAGGCAAATAGCCCACCCATCGCTCCGTATTCCATAGGGATTGGCACCTTGTTGAACTTTCCATCCTCTGTTTTGCCTAAGATCAGGTTACGGTATTTTTCCCTAGCAGGGATGTTCTGGTAATCTGGATCATCATAGTGAGACATCAATTCAAGCGCTTTTGGTAGCAGAATTGTTCCTCCGACCAAAGCCATTGTCTTCACAGGATTTTGTTTCCACTGTACAACAAAACGGCGTAATCCCTGCATCGCTGCATTAGAGTACGGCACAAACTTTTCTACCTGTGTGGCAAGGTTTCCGCGTCTGCTAAAGTTAGTTGTGATTTCACGGGATTCATTCAAAGCAGCTGTAACATTATCGGGACTGCGATCAAACCCGCGGCGGCGAAGTTCTCCTTGATATGCAGCCATCCTGTTCAGGTTTTCACCGACATCTCCAAACTTAGCAAGTGTTTTGAATGGTGCTGCTACTGCCTTACCAGCGGTCTTTGCTACATTTTTTGGGGATAGCAATGGATCACGATTCAGCTTAGAAATCCCCCTTTTTAAACCGCGGTCACCTCGCAAGATTGCCGAATATCCACCACCAACACGGCGGTATTCTTGCGCCAGTGATCTAATTTTTTCTACTCCAGGTGTACCTTTAGGCAAACTATCAGCGATAGAACTAATCAATGCATGTCCCAAATCAACCATATGCATAGCTGGATTCTTGGATTGGATTAACGCCTGTGGTGTATCCATGAAGAAACCCTTGATTGCAAACATCGGTGCAAATGGGCCTGTTGCTGAATACTTTGTTGCCGTACTAAGTTTGCCGATAGCATCCAGAACTACGTTTGATGTTTCAGTACCCATACCAGACAAAGCCTTAACCGCTTCTGGATCATGGATTCGCAAGTACACTGGCTCACCTTTATACATGGCTCTGATAACATTGTCCTGATCCAAGCGCGTGCGGTTGAACAGTTTGTTAAAATCGTCATTTAGCATGTTCATAAAGTCCATTTGGTCGCCTTCGGACAGCACTTGCTTCAAGTTATGTTGACCCTTTGGGGCCTGTACAATCTCTGCTACACCTTTAAACGCTTGTGGATCACGACGAACAGCATCGACCAACGATTGCATAACGCGGTTTCTAAGAGACGCATTAACCCAAGCGCCTGTTGATTCAATGATCGTACGTCGAGGGTCGACGATGTTTCGAACGGAACCGGTTGGACTTACCTGCTTAATCGGCGCTTTCTGACCGCTGAACGCATTGCCTTGTTTCATAGTAAATGGTTGTGAAAACTTCTCTGATAGCTTGAATTGGCGCTGCATAGGTGCGTAATTAGGATTTTTCTCTCTTAGAGAATTGAACAACTGTGGTGAAATCAGACCTTCATCTACACCGTATACTTTAAGCAAATTTTCATTGAATCGATCCCAGTCCTTTGCTATGCTATCAAATTCCGGATTGCGAGATAACGTTTGTTCCATTTGACGTTTTAATTTTTGTGGTGTCATCTGTAGGTTCTCTGCATAAACGCGCTCTCCACGAGTTAAACGGGTGACGGCGTGGCGTTGAATCAGATAATCCACAAACCGTTTTGACTGACCTCGCGGAACCTTGTTGAATATTTCTTGCAAACTCTCGCCAATGATACGTCCTTGTGGGTCTACAAACTTATCATTGATAATCGTGTTGGCAATGTTGTTCGCCCTATTCGCATCGATAGACTGTTCATATGCCTTCTTGCTGATATTTTTTAACGGTGACAAGTAATCTACCGCGTTTTGATAAGCTGCCCTAGCTGCCGCTTTGCCTTCTGCAATTCTCCCTTCTGTATCTCGTCTGATTCGATTTCCGACAATTTGATCTTCTGTGCTGATCGGGTTAACACCTTGTCTGCGGTTGCTGCCGAATGGCGAGATACCCACGCCCTGATTGCCAAACAAATTGGTAAACCAGTTCTGCTTTGCCGCATTGGCTGCGGATTGATAATCCTCTTGGTAATTCAACGGTGCATCCGGCTCGGGTACGGTTGTCGTTTCGGGCGTGCGTTGCGTTGCTGTAGGCGATTCAAATTCACGACCCGGTCGGCTGTTTAAAAAGTTTTCTGATGGGGCGCTTGTATCCGGTGATGGTGTAGCTTGGTCTGCTTGATATCTACGCACAGCCTCAGTTCTTGGATTTACTGAAGCGCTGCCACCGGGATTAATAACCTCCGGTTCATTGCGGCGGGTAGGGCGTTCAAATGTTAGTCGCTCTTGTGTAATCTTCGCATTGTCAGCAACGGTCGGGCGTGGCATACGATCTTCCAGGCTCTTGACCGGAAGCGGAACACCGTATACATCACGTTGAGCTTGGTTAGACCGCGCACGTTGCATCAGATCCGGCGCGATCTCACGGCGCGTGCTTGCGTAAGCTTGGTCAATAAGTTCGGACAGACCCGGGTCATTGCGATCAGCCATGCTCGCCCATAGACTCTCTAATTCTTCCGCTTCTCGTCCCGGTGTAAACTGCGTTTCGTTTGCCACACGCATCAGGTTTTCAAATTTCTGACGGTACACATTTGGTGTACGGGCTATTCGCCCAACCGTAGGCCCACTCATTTTACCAGCAGGAAGCCCCAAAGGTTCAGGCGTCCAATCTGTGGAGTTAATAATCGGATCGCGTCCAGCTGTAGTCTGACTACGTCTGGTTGCGGCGTTTAATCTTTCGTCCCCACGTCCAAGCGGCAATGCAAGTATTTCCTCTGCCTGACGTACGCCGTTGTTACCCTTAAGCTTGGTCAGTGCATTACGTAAGCCAGCGCCTATACCAGCGATAAGCAAGTCACCACCAGCACCGAGGCCGGCACCCAAAGCGGCGTTTCTCAGGATATCACTATTACTGTTCTGGCCTTGGATCAATCCCATGGCAGTGTTACTCAATGCACCCGTTCCTGCGCCACGCAAGGCCGTCTCTGCCACTCTGGTTGCCGTTGTAGGACTTAACCTTGGCAATACCTTGTTAATGCCTCCGCCGACCATATTCGCCACAGCATTACCGCCACGCGTTGCCAGCAGTCCGTTTGCCGCTCTCCATGGGGCTGTGATCAAGTTTCCTCCCCCAGCTGGGTTAAAACCTGCGCCAAGTACGCCACCAGCTATACCTGTGATATCTGCTACACGGTCAGCTGTAGCGTTACCAGTTGATCCTGGAGCCATCGAAGGCGTGCCCAGCAACATGCCTCCACCTGTACCGACTGCACGAGTGATAAACCCACCCACGGGGTTACCGTAGGTGAGATCATTCATCAGGTTAGAGAACGGGGATACAAAGTTAGCAAATGGACTTTTTGCCGCACTGTCCGCAATTTTCTGTTTGTTAATCTCATACTGACTTGGCTGTGGTGGAATAGGTGTAGGATTGACTCCCGTTGCCTGTTGGTACGTTCGAATATCACTTGGGCTACCAGCGAGCGACCGTCCCAACGTGGAGTTCATATAGATGTCTGATCCCGGTTGGGTAAGTGCAGGCGGCAAGGCTGACTTCAGGTCATTCATGGATCGTTGATTTGCAAAATAGGTTTGCACCGCTTGTGTCCGAGGGTTAATTGGCGCACTAGGTTGTTGTAAATTAAGCGTACCAGACATTGCTGCATCCCTGATCTGCATCGCCTTTTGTCGTTGTTCTTCTGAAAATCGTTCGAGCCTTGTCGCCATACGCTTACCCTCCAAACATGTTATAGTACTTGGTTACGCCACTGACCCAGTTGTTATTGAGTCCTGTTGGATCATTTGCTGCACCAACTGGCGCATATTTCTTCTGGATCTGTGGGATGGTCGTCAGTCCTTGATCAAAATACAGACGTTTCAAGTTGGATGCCATCTTGTCAATGCCTTCTTCGATGCTGGAGAATGTCATAAGTCCGTTTTTACCCATCATGCCGCCCACATTATTCTTGTTTCTGACTGCTTTACTTGTACCATTACCTGTCTCGTGTACAGCAATAGCCGCCAATAGCGCAGGATCAATTCCATATTTGCGTCCAGCCGCTTCGAATACCCCGCCAGTGTTTTTGAGTGCACCGCCGAGTTTAGCGTTTAGTTTGGCCCCACCAGCCGTGGGAGCTGTGAGGCCAGCTACTTTCCCGCTGTTGCCGCTCCCGTGCCGGTTGATGGCTGGATGTACTTTTTATCGAACTCTTGAATCTCTTTCGTCGTCAATCCCATAGAAAGCATAACTTGATCGTCTTGACCTGGCGGTAATCCAAACCCAGCAACTTGCTGATAAATCTGTTCCCTTGTTGCTGCATCCTTCGGCGCAGCGTACTTCTCTGTGGTTGGGTCAATGTATTGGGACTGCAATGCACTGAGTACTTGGTTTGCATTCATGCCGTTATACTCTGCTGATGGTGCGTTCTGGAGACCCAGCCATGCACGGGAGTTTTCGTCCTGGTTAATACTCAGCATTGCATTGCGGTACGCACTGTCGTCCTGTTGTTGTAGCTGTTGCAATGCATAGTTCAGGCCGAACTGAGTAACGTTCTGGTTAAACTGTGCTGACCACTGGCTATCTGCCACAGCGTCACGGGCTTTAGCATAGGCGAACTGCTCTGCACGGAACTGGTTATCAATTCCCACCTGTTGCTGGTTAAACGCTTGATTTTGTCCAGCCATCGTTAGCGGTGCGTTTGGATTCGCTGCTTGTCGTGCCAATCCGCTCCAGTCGCTTTGTGGTGTAACCACTCTGCCTGTCGCATCCATATACGCTCCTGCAGCGTTGAGGTTAGCTTGCTTGTTGTTCAAGTCCATTGCCTGACCGCCTAGTGTTCGGATGCCAGCGTTGTTTGTACGAGCGGTGTTGTAGTTGACGCCTGACGCATATGCAGCCGTGTCAATACCCATAGACAACAATTGAGCCCTGTATCCGTCAGCCTGAGCGCTCAGTTTGGAGCGCTCTTGTGCTGTAATGCCCTTGGCCTCTGCCTGTTGTTTCAACTGCAGGATGTTATTGATTGCTGTCTGCGCTCCCTCTGGCATGTAGTTGCCTAAGAGTTCACCCTCAGTTACACGGTTACCAAACTGTCGCTGATCCTCGCCCAAGTAGCTTTGTGATAGCGCTCCGAGGTTGCCAAACTGTTGCTGTTTCAAAGCTTCGTTGTCCATATACTGCTGGTACGCCTGTTGCATCAGGGATGGCATGACGTCCGTCTCTACGCGGCCCATCTCTTGTGCTGCTAGCTCAGACATGCGGTCGCTCGTGATGGTGCTGTTCAGGATACCGCGGCGATTAAGCTCGGCCTGTGTGGCTGAGTTTCCGCTATCAATGTTAGCCTGTGCTCGTTTGAGCGCTGCTTGATAGAGTGGATCAGCGTTAGGATCGTAGCTGAACGGCGTTTGCTCTCGGTTCGCTATAGCGCGCATCTGGCTGAGTAAGTCCATACCCTGCTGGGTGTTGGTCATTTGCGTATTGGCACTTGGAGTGCTCGGTGATGGCGTTGGAGTAGGTGGTGTTGCTGATGGTGCTTTATATCCCAAGTTGGTTGTGAGGTACTTTTGTTGTGCTGAGGTGTCTTGTCCCTGTGCTTGGCGATTCTTAATAACCTGAAGCGCGCGAGAAACCTCGTTGTCTCTAAAGCCAGTGTCACTTCCGATGCGTGCCTGATTCTGTGCAATCTGTAGTTTCATGGCCTGATCGCCTGTGTTGTAGTTCGCACCGCCATTACCCATGCCCGGCGTGGCTAGAGTGGATAACGATGGTGTAGGCTTGGGGGCAACCATCCCCTGTACAGCAGAGACAGGCGCAGCCAGCGTGGGTTGTTTCTTCTTTTGCGGCAACACAGTACCTGTGGTCTCGATCATGTTCTCACTCCTTTGCAATAGAAAAAGGACCCCGCATGGAGTCCCTCTTGTTATGGATTATTTAAGTGCTGCAAGCTGTGATTCGAGTTCAGTGAGTTTAGCTTGTAGTTTAGGAAGTACTGCTTCAGCATCAGATAGTGTTTTCTTTGAATTGGCGATACCCTCTTTAGTTGTTTCAATTAATGCATCGCTATAGAAGTCGCTACCTCTTGCCTTTGATTCTTCCATCTTTTTTAGATATTCGGTATCACTGTTAATCCTCCGCAGAATTGTTTCTTTTTTAGAGAGTACATCCTCCAAATTTCTGATTTCAACATTTAAATTGCTGATCTGTACTGTTAATTCTTCCTTATTTATTTCATCTGTACCTTCATTAATTGGTGTACTAACCACTGGCTCCTCTTCAGGTGTACTTAACTTGATTTCGTTACCTTCCACCGAAACCTCCAATCCCAGTTCATTTGCAGCCGTTCTTACTGGCACATAACTAGTACCGCCAATAACAGGCGCATCCCCGATATTTTTATTATCCAATGACACTGTCATTACTTTGCCGACTTTGACCCCGAGCAATTTAGATGTCGCTGCACTGATATCCCCTGAAAAAGAGATTGACACACCAATAACAACTCCGCCCATTACAAGACCAATGTTCTTTACTATCTTCTTCATTCCGCACACACCCCTGTGTTAGATTTTGCCAACATCATAGCATAGATTGTTAGTTTTGGGTATGTGTATGTGATGGTAAGCCGTTCCATTGAACTGTGCCTCCGTCTGCTTTTCGAAGTATTGTTCCAATAGGAATTCCTCCATCTGATGCTCCCGCTGTAGCAGTCTGTGATCCTTTGGTGGCTTTACCTAGAAGTTGTGCAAACAGTGTAGTGTTTCTGTTAGCGTCAAGAACCTGTTCAAATGGCATGATTACATCGTATGCAATGCTACCTGGTGTTAAAACTATATCTCTTTGAGCAGTTATTCTCGCTTCTGAGTTAAATGCATATATGTCGGATACATTCGCTTGCTGGTAAAGGCTTAGGGAACCAACGGGACTTACTAGTACTAATTGTGGTGAACCGGTGCCAACTGATACCGCACGCATTTGGATGTAATTGTCGGCTGAAGAATAGGCGCCGAACAAAGTATCGTCTGGGTTCATCTCTACCCTTGGATATCCATCCTCCGAACTTTGCACCTTAGCCCCGGTCATCGTCACTTGCCCGGCTGTATTCACGGTAAAGGTGTTCTTCGTCCCGTCATTTACTGTTATTCCCTCGTTGGCGATATTGACGGATGCTCCACCATTGAGTGAAATATTCAGCTCATTAATGTTCTTCCAGTCAATGTTGTTCAGCAGCCAGCCGAGTTCCTTCGCCATCTTGCCGACTGCGTTCTTCAGTTCGTCCATGGATGACATCCCATCAACATTTGGCATTTCAAACGAAGCCATCAGGCACCCCTCCTTGTTACCTCCCGGATGATCCGGTGTATTTTGGATTTACCTGTTCCGCTCAACCTCAACCGGAACCATGTTTCAGGCGTACGTACAACCACAGGTATCTTTATGCTATCCAGTTGGCCTGTGTTGTTAACCGTGGTGTACACTTGCGTCCATATTCCACCAGATGTTCCACCTGCGTATTCAACTCGCAACGTTGCTCCCAATGGAACTTCTGCGACTACCCATAGACGATGAATAGCTTTATGGACGGTTTCATCACCCTCAGAAAATGGCTTAGTTTCAAACGACCACTCAACAGGTGTACCGTTGAAAGAGCTGGCTCCTTGCCGCATGATACGACCATCTGTTGTTCCAAAATACAACGTTTGACCGTCTAAGTAATAGGAAGATGCCACGAAAGACATCGGCCACCATGCACGGTTCTTAATATCGTATTTCAGAGTGACATTAGGCAAGGTGGACTGATCAATCGCCAGTGATAAGTACAAGAATCTACCATCATAACCAGCCACACAATGCTGACCGTACTCTTGATTGACGCGCTTGATATAGTCCTGTATTGGATCGCTAATCTTGATCGGAGCAGCACCACCCATATAGGCATATACGCCATCAGTTGCCAGCCAATACAACGCCTCATTGGTCTGCACAATCGATCGGTCAGAGATACATCCCACACCGTAGGGGTTTTGCATCTGGAAGTTGGTTGAATCTTCCCCAAACAGTTCATGCATAGTCCATTTCTTGAACAGGATGACGTGGTTAGCGAAGGTTGTAAGCCCTGTAGGCTTCTGCCCATCTGCAGTCTCAACCGTAATCTTGCCTGTTCCGGTGTACTTGTTGGTGCTAGACCAGTCTGTAGCATCTCTCAGTCCGGAGTATGCAAGAAGGTTATCCGCTGAGTTAGCCAAATAAAAGCGATTTGCATGAGTCGTCATGTATTTGCTGTTGTTCGGAGCCCCAGATAATGTTGTCAAGGTTGTACCGTCGTACTGTCGTAGCTGAGAAAAACCATCTAAAAAATATAGTTTGCTGCCATCAAAAAACATTGCTGAATCCCACAGACGACTGTTGTCTGTGCTACTTTGTTCATAAACAGCTACCCATGACGATCCAGATTGCTTGAATAGCCCTCTTCCATTACCACAGTACCAAACACCAAGGAAATTAAAAATACGGTTTATATAGCCCGTGTGTTGACTATACAGTGTATGTCCATCTGTTACTTGTAAGGTAGGATATAAAAAAGAATCTACGTTTAACGCAGCTACCAATTGGCTATCTTTGATCTCTATAGATTCGACCGATTGATTAATTCCACCGCTCAGGTTGACGATGGATTGCTTTGTCTTTGATGGCGAATTACTCCACCCTTCCATTCCATACGCCTCCTTACAACGAATTGATGAACGCCAGTATCTTGTCAGCTAGCGCCAAATGACCGTTGTCATTCGGGTGCAGTCCGTCAGGCATGGCGTATGCTTTATAATTGGTATCCCATGCGTAGACATTACTGTGATGGTATAGATTCAGTACAGGTAAGCTGTAGCGCTTGGCTACCTTGTTAATCGCCTCTGCAATTTGATCAAGCGTTACACCCGCGCTATTGGCTGCCCACGCATTGTCACAAGGAATTGGTGTGATAATCGCGATTGTCTTGGTCGGATACTTTGTGACCAGTTGTGTAATTGTATTATTCACTGCACCGTAGAATGATGCTGCCGGGTCCGTATCTCCGAATGTCCCCATGACAAACGGGATGCCCACTTGGTACCAGTCATTAACACCGCCAAAAACGGTGATAAGATCCGCGCCTGCTGCCAACGAAGGCACCCTTTGATAGAATGCATTTGTACCGCCAGAGACGGACGGTGTGCGCCAGCCTGTGCCGCTTATACCGTAGTTGTTCACAGTGCAGCCTATTTTTGCGCTGATGTAATCCTGATAGTTTTTAGTTGTTTTACTATTGTGTTCGGTAATTGAATCACCAACTACGTTCCACGTCTTCCCTGACCATTTGGATTGTCCCGATTCTAAATCTCTGTTGATCGCCTCAATGAAACCCTGGTCTGTGATATCTATTCGATTCGTGCCATAGGCGACGTAACTGGATGGAAGACTATTCTTGCACACCATAGTGGTATTAAGATCAACGACTCTGATTGTAATCCTGACATAGGCAGCACCTGCAGGAGGCGTCAGTGTATTCACTGATGGGCCAATGGGATTAACTACACCGGACACAAACACTTTGCTTGAATTGTAATATGCGTAATCCGCGCACTTGGTGGCTTTGTACACCGTGCCCACAGAAACTGGAATATACCCGCTCGCATAATAGCTTTCGTTGTATACTATCGTTCCATTGGCTGAGTGTACAATCCCGTATTCTACTGCTGCCGGATTAAACAAGTTTGTTGTCGTCTGCATAAACGATGTTTTGTCTGGCGTCACACTCTTATCCGCTGGGATCGAGTTGATCGGAGTTGTTCCAGCCATCGCTTGCAGAACCTCTTGGCTCAGGTTAGCGAGACGGATGCGATCTTCGTCCGTAGATATGCTCAGTTTGGATGACGGAATGGAGTTTAGTTCGATCATTCCACCGCTAAAATCACCCGTGATCTCTCCAAAGTTACTGATGACCCCATCATATCCACCAATAAATGTGGAGTTATCGCCCAGAAATACGATTCCATCTGTGTTATAAAGACTGGTTACCCTGTAGGCACCATGCGGAAAGAACAATGTCGCTTTCCCTTCAGTCTGAGCAAGGTTAACAAGTTCTTGCAGCTTTGCTGTGGCATCCGAACCATCCGGGAAAACATCATAAGCAGACACAAAGTACATTGAGTCTCCGAAGTTACGTTTGTTTAAATCTGCGTTTCTGTATTGTGCTGCGATAAGCTGATTCGCTTGGACCATTAACTCCACACCCCCATGACATCTTCAATAACAGGGTAATCCGGGGCTTCATCATCTACCCGCTGGAACTCTTTAATCAATCCGTTGTACCTGGAAGCGAAGTTGTTCACCATCGCAACATCAGCAAAATTCTCCGCAATCTGTACAAGTGCCCCATATACCAGCAACTGATGGAAGTCTACGTCCAGATCTGGCGTCACATTTGTGTTGCTTGCCGTTAACTTGGCTGGCTCCCGGTTGTAGAAGATGATCAGACCGCCTTCAATGTCCCTGTCAGGTGTTGGATATATACCAAGTTCATCGCCTTCTGTGAAGTAATAAAACGGTGTGTTTGCGCTTTTCTTCACATCCTGATAAATGTATTCAACATCACCCACCAGTACGTCTATTACGTTGGACCTGGCACACGGCAGCGGGTAAGCAAATATCCCTTCGGTTACATCGTATTGGAACATCGTGTTGATGCGGAATGTTGTGCGAAACAACTCACCCTGCACGCTGTTAAGCTTCCGGATTACACTGTCATTGGACAGGCCATGCGGGTACTTCTCTGCTATTTCATCCAGGATCTCCTGTAGATTCACTGTTATCACTCCTTCAAACAGGAAAAAGCCCCTATGGGGCCTTGTCACATGCCTTTGATTTCCTTCTTGGTGCTGTTTTCGATGCGTTGGTTGACTTCGCGTGTCTGGATATAGGAATAGTTCCAAATTTCAGCGATTGCCTCTGGTACATCAACTGGTTTTCCTCGCGGAACTGTGTATATTACTCCATTGAATCCGATAGGAACCACTTTATCATCTGGATTAGTAGGGTCGTCTGGAATTAAGATACTAACTTTCTTCATCGCCTTTAACTGTTCCAGTACACTTTTTTCTGCTTCAGCTGCTTGACGCTCGTATGCTTTCTCTTCCATTTGCATTTGCTCAGGTGTTTTCTCGGTTTCTTTTGCTGCCATGGTTGTTTCCTCCTCAAATTAAAAGGAGCCCGAAGGCTCCCTGTATTATACTGTTGCGCCGGACTCGTAACGCACGATAGCTAGTTCTTGCAAACGAACTGCGGCAAACGCACACTTCCAAGCGACGGTGTTGAATTGGTTGAGCGGGTCGGCTACACCGCCAGAACCAGCAGGGTGCACGATGATTTCTGGCTTCATGGAACCCTCAATGTCAGGCAGTCCATAAGCACCACGACCAAGGAAAATTGTTGCGTATGCATCGTTGGCAGCAGGGGCGCCAGCCGAACCAGAAGCGTATTTCACGCCGTTGTCTACCTCCATGAAGTAGATACCATACATCTTGCCCAAGATGCCTTCCTCGCGGTTCTTGGTGTCCACATACGTGTTCTGATCCTTCCACTCTTGCAGTTGCATGATATCCAGTGCGACGTCAGGATGAACCATTGCGACGTATCCAGTACCACCGTTAGGCAAGCGGATTGGTTTAACCTTATTACGCTTCATGGTACGACGTACCTTCAGGATGTCCAATGCCGTGATCTTGTCCGCTGGCACCAAGTTTGCACGAGACGTTTTGCCGTTGGCGTAGAACACATTCGTACCAGCAGCAACCACATCACGAACGATGGTGTCAATGGATTCACCTGCGTTTTCACCCATCAATCCAGACGCCTCTTGCAGCAATGGATCCAGACCAGTCATGTCGATGAACTCAGAAATCTTTGTCCATGATCCGTACTCTTGGATCACAGCAGTGATTTTCACGATATCCAGGTTTACACCGTCTGGAGTAACACCCTCAGTCAGTGCTGTTGTGTTCACAGCCAAAGAATTTAGACGTCGGAAGCTTGTTGTAGCACCTTTGCGCTTAGGGATATTTTTGTTTTTATCTCCGAATTTCGTCCATTGTAGCTCGGGAATCAAACGTTCCAGTAATTCGTCTTGGTAAAACTCTGCTTGTTCCGCAGTAAGGGCGTTTACTCCAGTTGTTGCGTTATAACCTTGTACTAATGTTGCCATGGTTAGTCATCTCCTTATATTACGCGGCCCCGCCTGTTGTCCCTGAATGCTTTACGCTCTGCCGGGGTCATACTCATGTATCCACCCTGTGGGTCAGGCGCATCAGCACCAAGAGAGCCGGTTGAGCTATCCGCGTTTTGTTGTAGTTTTCGTATTGCCTCTTGCTCGGCTTGTGCCGTAGCTGTCTTGACTCGCTCGTCGTATGTAACGATCTTGTACGCGACGTCAAGCGAGTATCCGTTGGTTGCAGCCATGTTGATTACATCGTTTTTGTATTTGCCAAAGTCCGGGAAGTTGGTTGTGTCGTTCTCCATGTTCTGGATCTGTGACTCAACCTTGCGGACCAAGTCAGCTTCTTTCAACTCATTCAATTGTTTCTCGTACTCAGTAACCTTTTGGTTTAAAGGTTGTAGGTGATCTCTGATAACCGATTCATCCACGCCTAACTTGTCAGCCTCTTGCTGGATTCTTTGCTCCATTTCGGCTTGATCAAGCGCAGTCATGTACGCTTCGTAATTGTCAAATCCGTAATATTTTGCAGTACGATCAAGCATCTGCTGATAACGCTCGGCTTCCTGGGCTTTTTCGGACACCTTGTCATAGTTCAAGCCTTTCTGAACCCAATTCGGTACCTCATCCTCTGGCACAAAGCGTTCTTCCTTGTTGTACTTGACCTTTATTCCTCTGGGCTCTTCCTGTGGTGGGGAATCTTGCCCTTCTGTTTGTGTGTCAACTTGCGTATCAGTTGTCTGTTCAACCGTTTCTTGCACTACGTCATCGCTATGGTTGGCGATTTCCTCCATGGGTGTAACCTCCCTGCTCTATGGTAGGAGCAAAATTGTATATAGAAAGGGCCCCTGCAGTCTCAGCAGAAGCCCGTTGTTTTATATGCCCATCGCTTGTGGTGCCATCGGCGGTGGTATCTCTGTTTGCATGGGTGATGCCTGTTGCATGCCTTGCTGTTGCATCATCAGTTGTTGAACAAGCATTAATTGCTGGTCAGGTGTCAGGCTGGCGAATGCCTCCTGTTCCTGTGGTTGCATGGTGGCAACCATCTGTTCAATGATGCCGATGATACCTTTCTTCTCTTCCATTTCCTTCATCAATCGATCCCGGAACGGCACAACATTGCGCGGTGCATACTTCAAGAACTGCTCATATGTGATATTTCCACGGTTAAGGGCATCATTTAAGCTACTGAGCACCAGAGATTCAGAGTACGTGGAGCTCGGGCCAACATCGATCTTCAGGTTCAGATCAGTGTCTTGGAACTGCGAACCGTTGAACATCTGTGCATACTCTTCACCGTCATCATCTTTCAGCTTAACTTGACGCGGTAGGTTGTACTTAACCTTGAAGAAGTCCTCCCATATCCGGCCAACATCCTCAATGAGCCGGTAGAACCGACGCTTGATAGACTCAATCGGGATAGCAGCAGCCTTTTGTAACAACATGATTGCCGTTGCGTTAAGCTGTGCTGATGGTGCTGAGCCTGTGGCTGCTTCATCTGCTCCAGTCATCTGACGGGTATAACCAAGGATTGCTTCAACCAAGTTGGCAGCACTGGAACTGATTGCACCCGGGTTAAGGTACTTCACGCCATCACCCATTCCTGGAGGTGAACGATCTTCAATCATCTCGCCCGGTGCATTGGTTACTTTGCTCGGGTCAATAGCTTGTGACTTGTACACCATCTTAGGCCAACCTGTAAGCTGAACAGACAGGATCTGCATGGCTACCAGCATGTTGACTGCCTTCTGGTTCGGGATCAATCCCTCTGTGTCGCCAATACCAAAAATAGACTTCTTCCGTCTCTCCCACTGCATGACTGCGATAGGATAGCGGCTGAGGCCTGTGTCTGTTGGCTTTTTGAGGGTGATCCCACAACATGTCTTGGCGAACATGATCTTGCCGCCTTCCTTCCAGTACTTGGTGAGCAGAGTCACCTTACTAGTGTCGTTGAGTTCCACCTTCGCCATGTCATACCCTTGATCTGTCGTCTCCTTGTCCGGCTTGATCTGACCAAGCATCGCGTTACTGACTCCGTTGTTCTTGGCGTAATCTTTAACACTGGATACCAACTCGCGACTACTGATAATGATATAGTTTTGCTTCTGAACATTACGTTGCTGAGGATTACCAAAGAATACGTTGATAGGATCAATCACCTCACCCTCCATCTCTCCGATCCAGGCGAATCGCTTTCCGCCCTTCACGTCGTTGTCCCAGTAATAGTGCAGTACGCATGTGCCAGTATTGGCTGCAATGTCCAAAGCTTCCTCATTGAGTTCATCCTGCTTAATACGCTCCCAGGTTGCCTCAGAATAGCGACTGAACAGTTCACCCACATCCACGTCCATCTGATTGTCCTCGACGATCTCCTGTGCACTGTACACCATCTTGATCTGTTCACTCATGACCGTAGCTACCTTGTGTGTCTCGATCATCTTAATGACGTTGAATACCGGACGTGGTAAATGTTTGGTGCGCTGTGTAGCCGCAGGCCATTGGTCACCCGCTTTGAAGCGCTCGTACTCAGGCCATTTGTCCAGAAAGCGCATGCGGCGCTTGTATGACAAACCATCCTGATACTGTTTCTGCATCTCGCCTGCCAGTTTATCCAGCGTTGTTTCTTTGTCCATTCGCCTCACCTCCCATCCATTCATTCATTAAGCTTTCGACCTCAGCCTTTTGCGCTGGTGTCAGCGGCTTAATTTCGCCAATCATTTCTCGCATCTTGCCGTTGATCAGTGTTATCGTCTCTTGCTCAAGGTTCGGCAGCTTCAGGAGCTCTCCCAGTTTGATTGCCTCATCTACCATTCCAGATATCCACCTCCTGTGCTTTCTGTGTCCGTCCGAAATGGGAACGGGGTCACGGTTGCTTCTATTGCCTTCTGCAGCACCTTGTCTTCCTGCTGTCCTCGGCTGTAATATGCTATTGCCAATGCCATAATCAAGTCATCGTGTGCGCCTTCCTGTGCCTGTGGCCTACCTTTCTCGCTACGAACAAAGGTAAGCATCTCGTTCAGCGTGTCGATGTCATTAATGCACTCTACCGACTCACGCACCACTGTGACCAACTCTGCTATGGCTGATGGCCTTGTAAGCTTGCCTGTGACAAATCCATAGGCTTTGACTACGGAGCCTGTAAACGTGTCCTCACGCTCTCTGACGTACTGGTTCGTGTAGCCCAGTCGTGTAAGAACCTTAACTGGATGGCTACTAAAGTTGGTCTCGATGCTTGCCAGTGCATTGTTGTAATGCTTGCCCAGGCAGTACATCTGCTCGGCGTACAAATCCTCGTCAAACTGATTCTTGTACACTGCCACTTGCTTGCCTGTCACATTGTTGATGACCTGCCCGACAAAATTATCTGATCCATCACCAGCGGTATCGCCGCCAAGCACATACGGGATATAGGACTGAGGCTTCTCAAACACTTTAATGTACCCGTCATCTGCATCAATCCACTTGATTGATCTGTCGATGATCTTATCTGCTGAATCCTTGTCGTAAACAAAATACCCTCGCTGCACCACAGGATCATGGTCACGAAGGTATGAGATTCGTTCAGATACTTTCTGAGCGTTGAATATGGTTTTACCAAGCACGCCCCACTCACCAAGCGCGTACACCTGATAGAAGTATGGGTCTGTCTCCTTGAACGCCTCCAGTACTGCGATGGCTTCTGCATCCAGAAACTTGTTGTCCTTGTATGTGCTGTGCAATGTCATCGCATTCGGCTTTGGCATATCGAAGAACTCACGCTTTAACCAGTGATTAATGTCAATCGGGTTGAAGGTGATCATCATCTGTTTGTAATTCTGTGTCCTGCCCCTGAGCCGGATGTCCAGTTGCCTGAAGTCCTCAGGTGAACACTCACTCGCCTCTTCCATCCACACGCTGGTTACGCCTGAAATAGACTTCAGCTTCTCTACATCATCTAGCCCAGCAAACAAGATTTCATTCCCGTTCACGCAGCTGATGTGCAGTTCTGAGCTTGTACCCTTCGGAATTTTAAACAGCTTTTCCAGTCCCCATCGGTAAATGCCATTCTTCAACTCGGTGAACACCGATTCACGCAACGTCTTAGCTACCTTACGCAGTACTAAGATGCGGTGCTTTTGTTCTGTCAGCATTCGTACAACTATCTTCTGAGCCGTGAACACCGACTTACCCGAACCGCCGCCGCCCATGAGTACAAGGTATCTATCTTTGTTGGTGTAGAGCGGATAGAATTTGTCATTTGTCAGGTTCGGCAGCTCGGTTAAATCGATGTTAATCGTCGGCATTGCCACCAAACCCTTCAGGTAATGCAACTTTAAAACTAACCTCTGCATTCATGTCGGCTTGTAGTTTATCAATTGGTTTGTATCCTGCACGATCCAGCAAATCCCGTGCCGCAACCAACCTGTCCTTGTCCATTGCATTCGGACTCTCCATGATCTCCAATAGCACGTTATACGCCTTGACAGCATCCTCAGCGAACATCATGCGCAAGTCCTTGTTAAGATTCTGTTCAGTTTTGTTAAGATATTGTTGAACCTCAACAGACTTTAACAGCCTACTTCCTTGACTTGACGCTGTCTTCTCACTGTATCCTGCTGCAATGGCAGCCTGTGTTGCGTTGTTTCCGTTTTGCAGATATTCCGTTACAAACAGCATCATTTGCGGTCTCAAGTCTGCCATGGGTATCACCTTCCTCTCTACTCCCCAATTAGTCTATATTGATCAGTATCGTTGCTGGGCCTGTTCTGTCGTGTCGTACATGTCCGATGATAAGTGAGTATTCATCGTGTGGAGCGATCTTGTGAACTTCTACTCCTGTGCGCTTCTCCAACTCTTCTGACAGCCATTTGGTTGTTGGAGCTACCTTCTCTTGTACAGGAACCACTTCTCCCCATTCATTCGATGTAACCTTCACTCCTGCGAGACTATGTGTGTGCTTCAATGCACCCGCATATGGATTTCCAATCCCTTTCAACACACCTTTAATCGCACTTTCTTCCTCCGGCGTTTTTAACCTACTACGTATCTCATTTGCTTCACGTATGATCTCATCATGCTCTGTGCTACTTGTAGCTGCGCATGCTCTCTTGTTAAGCTCGTGTAGTCGGTTGATTAGTCGGCATCGCTCACTCTCTCCACCACCACTAACCGCTAACCCGTTATACTCCGCGATCTCCTGTGGTGTACCTTCTACTGTTCCGTCTTTATGGAGTTTCATATGTGTTATCCCTCCTCTTAATGACCCACCCCTATACGGCCCCCGCTGTCGCTGGGTGATTCGGTCGGACTCGATGGCCTACGGCAAAAACCAAATGCCAACCATGCCGCCTATAAAGCCTCCTACTGCTCCACCCAACACGGATACAACAAAGTAAATGATCGCTTTGTGCAGGATCGACTCTTGCGGTTTGAAGAATATCTCCACTGCATCTCACCATCTTTCCGTGCAGTTGCACGACATGATAAAAACAAAAAGAGCAACGGCGCTTGACCGTCACTCTCTATCCGTAATGTTGCACTCAATCGTGCGGGGAGCTAGTCCCGTGCGTTACGGTCGCATTCAGTTTTGGCATGCAAGGAAGGAACGTTGTAAACGACGACTGCGCATACAGCTATCGGCGCTTATCATCCGTTCCCTATGATGATATATTATCATGCGCTGGGGTGCAAAAAGGGTGCAGAAAGGTGCATATCTTCGATCTCGGGAATCTCCACGAACCGGAAGCATATGTTCAACTTCTCCATAGCTCTGCGGTGTGTTCTCTTGATCGTGTCCTTGCTGTAATTCTTCCGATTGGCTATCTGACCAAGTGTAAGATCGTCCATCCATTTCAGTTTGATTACGCTCCGCTCTTCATCGGTCAGCGTATCCAATGCACCTTCCACCATCTTCACCGCTCGTGTGTACGCATGGTAGTCCAAGCTGTCCTTAAAACCAACTCCATATCCTCCTGGCGCTTTCGGTCCGTATCCATCGCCACCTCGTGGCATATCCGAATATCTGGTTGCTTGCAGGTAATGCCTTGACTCGACTGTTTCGTCGTAGTTCTTCACTGCATATTTGTACTGCGGATAGTTTTTCAGCAGTTTGGTCACGTTACGCTGATCCATGTTCTCCCTCCTCATACCTTTGTTTGAACTCGTAATCCATATATTTACACCAGCCTGTTAAATCCGATCGTACAAGCCAATCTCCACGGTATAAATTAATGTATCCGTGTACACCTCGTATCGCCACCTGAATTGCGTCTTGCCCGGCCCGGATGTACTTCCGATGCTCCACCATCTCACTGCCTGTAAACTCCTTTACTGCGGCAACAGTAGCCGGAGAGTAATCCTTGATCTGGATCGCTCTCACGGTTTCTGCTTTGCGGTGGTAGATCATGCTGGTTCGTATGTCTTTTCAAATATGTCAGGCTTGCACGGATAGAATTCACCATTTACGCCTTTGATGATGTAATCTCCTGGAGAAGCCCACATCGTACCTTCCAAAGTAATTATCCCGACTTTACCTCCAAGCGGCTGAGTCATGTTTTCACCAACAAAGTCATACACGTTTCCAACGTTATCAAACAGTATCGCCTCAACCTCAACCGACTTCTTCCGATATTTCGCCATTACGCCACCTCAGTTTGTGGCGGTTCTAACAGGGCTACGCGTTTCTTGAGTTCTTCAAATTCTGCTCGCGTAACTTCTCCCGTTTGCGTCTCAGTAGCACTTCCTGCCAGCTGTTCTTCAGCCAACTCGTGTCCGTTTTCGGCTTCGTCTGCTTCTGGAAACTGCCATGTGGGAGGCGTCAGTTCGCTGCTCTCTTCCACACTTTCAGGTTGTGCCAAATCCGCATCAACACGTTCGGGTTCTTGGGCGATTCGAAATTGCGGCGCCTCTTCGGCGCTCACCTCCCGGTAACTCTTGATTGTCAAGAATGGGATTTTGATCTCTTCATCCGTTTCAGCCAGTTTTGCAATGTAAAACGAACGTTTGTGATCTCCCCATTGCACGTCATAAATAGCAGGTTTAGCCGCCTCTCTCGCTTCTTCTGCCTTACGTCTTTCTTCTTCCTCGCGTTCCTTCTGCGCTCTCCAAGCCGCCATCACGTCCCCAGTGTCAATTACCTTAACTGCATTTGCAGCACCCACCGCCAATTGCTGGCGCAGATCATCCACATGACCATTCAAGCGTGTAATCTCTGCTTTAGCTTCCTCCAGTTGTGCATTCGCGGCATCACGTTTGCTTGCTGTGTCCTCCAACTCCATACGAATGTCCCGAATCTCCGTCACCAGTTTTGCATTCGCTTCTCCAGCTTCGTCAGCCGCTGATTGTGCCGCATCCTTGGACGCCGTTTCTGATGCCAGGCGTTCGCGCAGGTCTTTAACCTCAGTCATCCAGCGCTCGTCACGTTGCAGCAATGCATTTTGCACAGCGATCCGCACGACCTGATACGCTGCTTCTGCGGACTCCGTTGACTCATTCTTAAACATTTCTCGCATTGTTACGCCTTCCAAGTCGAGGTTATCCATGATGTAGGCTACTTCTTGTTGTGCCTCTTCCACGTTTTGTTGCTCCAAGAAGTCAATCTCCGCCTGTAGATCAGCCAACTTACCTGCATCTGCCATAGCACCGCGTTGCTTTTCGACATTCAACTCATACCGTAATTCGCTAATACGATCTTGCTTTTCCACCTACATACACCCCGTTTTCCGATAGTAATAGTTATATATCTTATTATAGCATATTTAGTGGTTATAAAGTACATTTTTCTACGCTTTACACAATATTTTGTGGTTTATCTGCAACATGTCACATTTGACAAATCGAATCATGCAATATCTCGCTTTCCGACTTTCCAACCATCCATTTTAAACCACCCTGTAGGCTCGTAGAGACGTTTTTGAGTTGATCCTACCAATCTACCGTCAAACTCTATCAAACGTCCTCTACACGCCCCAGAATCGTCCAGAAGCACCCATCCGTCTCCCACGTGTACGTACCGTCCAATCATTTCACTGTCCACCTTCCATCAGTTTTGGTCACCAATCGCAAAATGATATCTGGGTTTCTCACATCGAACAGCGTCTTTCTCAGCGAAAAGTCCCGTGCTGCGAATCCTTTTACATCCTCCACGATGACTTCCCCATTCTCCTTGTACATGAAATCAGCTGTGTATTTTATGCCTCTTTTCTTCTTGCCCATCTTGGTGAAAGGTTCCACCAGTTGGAATTCCGGCTGCAGGGTCAACTCACTTATCTCTCCGGCTCGCTCAAGCAACATCAACATCCGATATCTCTCAGCCTCCATTTTGCTGTCAAAGGTGATCCCGTCTGTCGTTGTCTTCTTGGCGCCGTACTTGTTGCCCCTCAAGCTGCACCACCTCCCTTCCGTTTCACCAGCTCATGATTGACGCGCGTCTTTGGTATACCCACCTCTTTGGCAATGTCTGACCGTAGCCAGCCGTACTCAGCCAGTTCGACGATCCGGTTTGACTGTTCCGTGGTAAGTGGCACCTCCAAGCTTTGTATAATCAAGTCCGGCCCCGGTTCCACCTTTGTCTTCACGTACATCTTGTATTGCTCTCCCTTCTGCCGGCCCTTACGTGTGGATTTGCGCTCCTTGATCTGTCCTCCGGCTGCCCAGTGCTTTTTTCTCATGTCGTCGTCCTTCTTTCGTCTGTAGTGGCTTTCCCGTTCTTCTGCGATCTCGTCGATCAATTTGAGCACTTTATCTGCAATGTATTGCCTGCGTACCGATGCAGGTATCCCAAACATCGCGGCTTCGGAATCAACTCGCGATGCGATCCGGTCGGCATCCTCCAGTTTCTCGCGCAGCAGGTACTCCCATGGTGCGTAGATGTCGTGCATCTCTTTGTGATTCATCCCCAATCCTCCCTTCCATGCCGAAAGCCTCTCGGCCCCGGCGCAGGAATTCATCGTAGTCTTGGTCTATCAGGTCGTAATCGTCTATTGGTTTCATGGTTATCGCTCCTATGCTGATTGATTGTGTTGTTCTGGCCTGCGGTCCCGGCCGATCATTTCTATCTCACGTTCACCAATTCGTCCCTTGATACGGCTTACCAACTTGGCCCCATTGATTGGCAGCCGCGATGGGATTCTCTCTAACTCATAATTGCTGGTCATGATAGTTACTTTCCCTTCGCGCTCCCTGCCGTTTAAGATGCTAAACAGCTTATCTTCTGCCCAATCCTTGTACTGTGCGGTGAATATGTCGTCTATCATGAGTATGGGTACCTGTCGGAAACGTTTGAGCACTTCTGACTCACTTTCATCGGCTTTTTTACCATATGTCTCTTTAATTGCACCAAACAGGTCATCCTCAGTCACATAGATTCCTGGTATCTTCCGGTGAGCCAGCGCATTAGCAATGCAAACCATCAGATACGTTTTCCCTGTTCCAAATGCTGATACATTCTTCTCCCGTGCTCGGAGATCGTCACCAAAGATGTACATCCAGCTGCCCTTTTCCATGTGTTCCTTGATGTTTCGCACAAAGTCTGTAGCTAATTTGAGTTGTGTTTTATTCTCCTCATCAATCACAGCCACACTAAACGTGTATCCCTTCTCTTTTTCCGCCAGTCCATCAGTTGGGTTGTAGTTCTGAAACTGCCGCTCATAAAAGCAGTCACATAATTTTACCGTTGTAACCTCCCGTTTCATGGGTGTGCCATCAGGCTTCTTGTATTCGTCGTCTTCTACCCAGCGAAGATCAGTTATCGTTCCTGTGTATTTGCATTTGGGACATCCCTCATTCGAAGTTTCGGAGCTGCTGTTCAAAGTCGTCGGGAACAATGACCTTCCGACTTCCTGGAGTTCCGATGTATTCTGTTGACTTCTGAGACGCTCGATCCGGGCTAAAATTCCGTTCATTGATCCTCGACCTTCCACTTTGACCGCCTCCTTGTATTACTTTTAGCTTACGTTCCTCCTCTTGAACCCGATCAACAACCCAGTTCAAAATGGCTCGGTAATCACTTGCGTACTTTTTCTTGTTTGCACCCTTGTAGTTATCCAATATCTCTATCATTCTGTTGACTCTATCTTCTCCATGATGTTCTACCAGCTTGTCGTATTCCGATTGAGTCATAGAAACGAATTCAGCAAATTGGATTTTGGGTACACTCTTTTTATCTTTTTCATTCTTAACATTGTTATCATTCTTTACATTCTTGTTTATATTGTTGGGTTGTCGTTGCTTTCGCGCAGGCTTCGTCTCCTTTTCGTCGTTGCTTTCGTCGTTGCTTTCGTCAGATTCCGAATCCTGATAAACCGCGTAGTTAACGACTTCAATCAACATTCCATGCGTTGCTTTCGTCGTCGTGATCATCGTTGCTTTCGCGTTGCTTTCGTGACCCCTTTCATTGGGTTTTCGTAGCCAGTCAATTACTTGATAGACTTGATCCTTTGTGGGCCTGACTGTACGAGCCCCCACGCGCCATTTGCAGCCCTCAATTATGTCCGGTATGGATAGGCTCATCTGCCCTCGCTGCAACCCTTTGTATTGAGAATGCTGCGCAGATATGAGCAGAAACATCCATACCTTGATGTAAAGGGGTGGCTTGTCCCAAATAGCGCTCTCGATGATTTTTCTGTGTAGCCGTATCCAACCGTCCATAATTGCACCACCTAAGCTCCTTTTTTACTTCCCATGCTGTCCCGTATATCGTTTATCTTCATCTTTGCCCACCGTACCCGTTCTTCGTGCCAATCGACTGCTCCCCGGTCGTCATACTTCTCTGCATGATGCAGATCGGACACAGCCCGAGCCAATTCGTCGTCCCAAAACATCAACTGTGAGTGTAGATGTACGTTGTTAGCTGCCATCATTTGTATCCTCCTTGGGTATAGACTCTCTACCCTCTCCTTTTGCCCATTCAGCAAATCCCACAAGTGTCATCGTAAGCCAATAGTCTTTACCTTCCGGCTGGTAATACAGGTCTGCATCGTCTTTGTGTCGATTACCGATCAGTACAACCTTGCGAAACTTCACCCTGCCATTGTGATAGGTGCGTCCTTCTTGGATGTCTCGTGGTTTCATGCTTCATCCCTACCCAGGTAGGTTGATAAGCAGCAATTTCTTCGTTGCACCAAACTCAATTTCTTCTTCGTCCAGTTCTCCAAGCGTTTTCATTGTATTAAATAGACTAGAGATTACCCTTCGCATATTACGTTCAAGCGTTCTTCCGATGACCTCAGCCTCTGCATCCTTATCATTTTGAGCCTCTTTGATGTCCTTTTTTATTTCAGCTAACTCATCACAGTATTTATTCATCAGTAATCTGAGTTCTAATTCTGTTTTGTTCATTCTGTATCCGCTCCTTCCCCACCCAATTTTTGCTTTGCGAACCACAGAATTTGTCGCAATTCCTTTATCGTGATTGGTAGCATATAGCTGCCCTCTCCAACTTTGAAAACTATCATCATTTCGCCCTTCTCATTGGGAGTAATATCGTATTCGTAGGAATCGATCAGTTTTAAATCAGAGTAGTCAATCATGCTTATCCGCTCCTTCCTTGGGAGCCAACACTTGACGAGCGTGTAAATTTCCGATCACCCTAACGCCTTCTGCCCAGCAGTATGATCTATCAAATTCAATCACTTCAGATGCCCAAAGGTACCCGTCTGCCAAGGAATCTGCTACAAACATGAATCCGCTGCCCTCATACTTCACTTCACAAATGTGCGTTTCGCCTTCATATTCCAATTCGACGATATCACTTTCAAATACCTCGACTTGGTCGCCTGATTCATCATGGAAGCCTGCGTATTGCAACCACTTCACGTTTCCATTGAAGGGCAAAGAATCCATTTCGATCAAATCTTTGATAGTGAATGCTTTGCCCATCTGGCAGTGTTCCGTCAGCCATGCTGCAAATTTAATCTCACGCATCTTGTATATCCTCCTATTTGGGGAGACCAGACCTTATCCGGCCTCCACTTCGTTAAGTTTATTCAGTCGATTGGTCGCCTTCGGCCAATGATTTAAGTCTCGCCATTTCCTGCTTATACTGCTGTTTAACAAACTGATCATGACGCAAGTTCTTGACATTAGGATGCCTGTTTGGGATGTACTCCCGGCCAACGTGGTCAATGGATGAGGGTGGTGAACTCCACCACGATTCCGTCCATACTCCTTTTCCATCCGTGAATAAGGACATGTATCCACCGTAACGCGGCTCAGCTTTCCACATTTGAAATTTAAGGCGTGACATCGTCTATCCCTCCTATGTTATAAGTCCAACCAACTAGCAGAGTTCACTTGTTATAGCCAATATGTCCGCTTCTGGCTTATTAAAATCTTCTAACGTTTCAGTTACAGTCCGTACCAGTCCGCCATCATCAGATTGAGTTCTTGCGTGAACCACAAGAGCATAATCACGCTCAACTTCTTTGATTTCATCGTCCGTTTCTTCATCGTAATCTGCTACGATCTCGTTATACTTTTCAATGGCTTGCTCTTCCGTCTCCGCTTTAATCAGTGCCCAGTAAGGACCGTTGAATTCGAAATATTTCATGGTATCTATCTCCTTTGAATTTGTTGTTATAAGTCCAGTACAGCCAATAAAGCTGCCTTACAGCGTTGTGCTGGAGTTGTGTGGATGAAATCAAACATTCCAACATACTCGCCTGTACCGACCACAACCTGTTTTAATGATTCGCAATATTTAGCCTGTAACCTCAATTCCGCGATTCTCTCTTCTACTGCCCATGCATCAAACATATCTTCTGAATATTTCGAGTACAGTTCACGCCGCACAATTTTAAGACCTCTTTCTGGACCATGTTCTTTATCGAATTCAAGCCATTCATCCGCTTCAGATTGATAGTTAAAATCTTGATGGATCACAGTCTCTTCCTTGTTAACGGCGTACCATTTAATTTCTGGAATTTCTTCAACCACGTACTTTCCAACAAGAGCATCTAATTCGCGGCTCGGCATCATTCCGAGAATGATTTCTTTGGTTACTGCTGTCTATATATCCTCCCTAACAAAATCGTATTTTTGCATTTCAAGTACATGCCAGACATATCCGTCTATCTGGATCGTTCCTTTGAAATCAGGGAAGTACTCTCGCCCATCTATGGGCCATCCGGTTCCAACCACCATGAAGCGCAGATGATCCATTTTGTCCGGGTTTGTTGTATCCTCGATCTTCATCACCCACTTGACCATCTGACCGTCCTGTACGCCGCAGGAGACGATTTTACTGCCGTGCGGGACTGTTATGTGCTGAATCTGTTCGGATGGATGTATGACGTATTTATGAATGACTGGCATGTTATATCCTCCTTAGTAGGGAGAGGACCAAACCTCATCCCTTGATGTTTTGCTTTATATCCTCCCTAACCTTATCTGCTGGTTCGTAGACCAATTTCCCTCCGTCTTGAAATGTGAATGTCAGCCCTACCGCTTTGTTGTCATCTGCCTTAACCCTCTCGTAAGCTGTTTGCATATGTTGGTACACTGCTCCCACAATCTCTTTTGTTCTGTCCGTACTTTTATCTGAAATGGACGGGAACTTTCCGCTTTGATTCACTTTTGCTATCACAAGTTGGTTGCCTAATGCAGTACACACAACATTGTAGTTTTCCCATTTGATCGTCATAGACTATATCCTCCTTAGTGGTGAGAGTCCCAAAGGCCTTCACCTTAAATGTCTGTACGGCGAATCGAAAACATTCCAATTACATCAGATATGAATTCTGGTGTGTTACCTTCAACAGGAAGCGTCGTTGTGCAAAACAGTTCTTTACCGTTCGGATGGCTCTGAGCTGACGTCAGATAGAAGCTCGATACCATCGGTATTCCTTCATCTTTGCAAATCTGGATTATTTCCTTCATGAGAGGCGAGATACGTTCGTCATACACCGATTCCTTGTCGTATTGTTCAAGCATCTTGGTTCCCCTCTCCTTCCTGACCCAAAGCTTCACGCGCTATCTGACCCGGGTTAATCCGCCGTGTTGTCCACACTTCCAATCCATGATTATCGTGAGTACATGCCCATTCACCCATTTGAATTGCGTTCAATGCGTATCTTGCCTCTCCAAGTTCCTTGCCTTGCCTGTTCGCCAGATTTTGCAGCCTATTCATTGCCATTGCCTGTTGCCCGATTAAGGTTGTTGCTTTATCAAGTTCATTGAGGAGCCGCAACGCTTCCCCGTGGAGATCAATCACGTTCTGATCCGAATACTCTCCAGCGTCTACCCATAACCCAAAATCTTCGTTCGGCATGCCCAACATAAACTTGATTTCTTCCTGCTTACTCATGACTGTTCTTCCTCCTTATTTTTATATAGCTGGAGATTCTTATCTGGATCAGGAACTCTTTTTGACCAGCTTCCACAATTGACATCCGCCCAACTCCGATCTTTTGACATTCGCTTTATCTTGCCAACTCCACCAGCCGAAAACATTACCAGATCACCTTTTTGTATCACGACTGTTCTTCCTCCCCAAAACTCGTTTTGAAAATCATGCTTTCTTTGTACATGATGTGCCATTCTCCGGTATCATCGATCAATGTGTATCTGTCTTCGAATTCTTTGATAATGGGATACAACTCGCCTGCGGTGAAACATCTACATGGGGCGATACATTTTAGGTAACGCATGGTATATCCCTCCCTTAATCCATTTGGCGATACGCAAGCACTTCGTAACCTCTTCGTTCCATCTCAGCTACAAACACCGTCACAGCCTTTGTATTTACGTCTCCCTGCCCCTTGCTGACCGTCAGCATATATCCGTCACCGATCCAACGCCGCTTTGCTCTGCAATACAGTCCAGCGTTTCTGATAGCTTCCAGTACCTTAGCTTCATGTGCTCGTGGCAGGGTTAGAAACACTTTGTCCAAGTTCGCTGTGCCTCCGTCTTCCATTTCGCCTGTAACAAGCCATACTTCACGTTGTGCGGCTTTCAGATCTTCGGTGAGCTTTGCGTAATCCATATTATCCCTCCTTGGTAAGAGGCCGTATGGCCTCAAATTTATTACCAAACAACATCCTCTAAGGACGTCGTATAGACATCGCCTCTTTTTATTAAGTGCTTTGCATTGCATATCCCACATACATGACCGTTGTAATTATCTGGGTCACCTTCATAGTGAACGAATGCCGGAGGGTGAGAACAGCGCATATGAAGGTCAATCATCCTGAAAGACCTATCCTCTTCCTTGTACTTGCAACGTGGGCAGTAATGCCACTCAACAGTCCCAAAGCCGTCATCGTCGTTATAATAGCGTCGGTCTTTCCAGTAACATTCACCCTTGGAAATCTTTTTGTTACAGATAGCGCACGGAAGCTTTATCTTGCGTTTAGCAATCAAAAGTATCATGTGTTATCTCTCCTTTGGTGGGCCTAAACCCCCGAATTATCGAAAATTTACTGCTCCGCCGTCTGACGCCATCTCAAATGCTTCTTTCCATGTCCCGTACATCTTGAACCAATACTCTCCGGTTTCGATCTTCTCAGCGTATTCTTTGGCTTCATCTTCGAATTTGGCAAAGTCAGCAGCGAGTTTTTTAGATACAACCGATCCGATAACCCCTTCACAGTCCGAAAACTCAATCAATTCTCGGAATGCGTCTCCTTCTGCAAATTCAGAAAGCTTCTGCCGCCACCAGTTGTACCCGCTGTAGCTTCCAGCGCGGAAATCTTCGCTTTTTTCAAAGGTGTACACCGTATCGGAATCAACACCTTCGGAACGCCCAGGCCAATACTCCTCTTGCCACTGCATGTCGCCTGTACGCCATTCCGTATTCCAATCAAGCACATCCCCATCTTCGTCCAATTGAGGTTTCTCCACCTTCGCCAATCGCTTGTATGTTGTGATATCTAATCCCATGTTCATTCGCTCCTTTGGTATGTGGTGGGAAGGGAGGGTATTCCCTTCCTCTGTTATCCGGGGATATGCTCTATCCCCTCCCTATCCCCTAACCGGTTGCTTCATGAATGCCTGAAACCCGTCTATGACCTTCTGGCATTGCTCAATGTTGAACATTCCGATATGCGTATCGTTCGGCTCCGTGCCCATGTACTCGCCCAGTAACCGATATATGGTCTTGCGGTTGTATCCCATACGTCTCCAGTACGGATCTATGACCGCATGAGCCTTGGAACGCAACGCTCTTAACTCTTTATTGGCTAGCGTTCCAAGCGGCGTCATTGATCCCTTGTGAGTCCCTACGTATGCGTCACATGGTCGGCAATAGTAAATGTTTGATCCGTAGTCTCTGCCGTACCACTCTTTGGATGACCTACAACCAGCAAGGTTCCCACAGTAGGTGCAATATACATCCATCTTCTATTCCTCCCTGTGGGTTATACGTTGTATTGGTGACTTCTCTGGCATACCTAACTTCATGCAGCGTACATGATCCTGTAATATGGGCATCCATGTTTTCTTGCTCTTGTGTACCAACTCGTGCATTTCCGTGCTGAGTAAGATACAGTTGTCTACCTCGTACTTTCCGCCCTGTGATCCGTACACAATGCGGTGAAGGTGTAGGCCGGGGCCCGGCACGCCGCTTATGGCGCACCAGTTGCCTCCCTCACGCTCGATTACCGCCTGCCGCACCTTTTCCTTGGTCATATACTCTGGATCGTCCAGAGCGTGGTTACGGCGTTTCTTTGGCGCTTTCTCCTTGCGGTTGTGGTTGGTGAACAGGTTCATGCGCCACGGCATGATGATCTTTTCCTTCTTGCGTGCCAGTGCCATGTGTATCTTCCTCCTTCGTAAATGGGCCTATGCTTGGCGGTTTCAGCGGACTGCCGTCGTCGTAGAATAGGGTGTCTTGGTATCTCATTAGAATGGTAGGTCGTCATCTGAAGAAGGATAGTTACTGTAACCAGTGTCAGATTTGGTCTGTTCAATCTGATCTTCCGTTTTCTCTTGGATTCGTCCCTCTAGGAACCGCACGTTGTCCGCGATTACCTCAGTCACGTATACTCGCTTGCCCTCGTTGTTCTCGTAGTTCCGCACCTGAATGCGACCCTCTACAGCGCACAAGCGTCCTTTGCGCAAATAGTTGGCGCAAGCTTCAGCAGTTTGTCGCCACGTAACCACAGGGATGAAATCTGTTTCTTTGTCACCAAATGGTCGATCCACCGCAAGATTAAATGAAGCTGTTGCTGTTCCGTTTGGTGTATATCTCAACTCGGGATCACGGGTGAGTCTTCCGATTAGAATTGAACGATTGAGCATGTTAAGCAGTCTCCTTTGCGTCCTTCATGGACTTTAAATTTTCGATAAATTCTTGCGCCATTTTCTCTGTTAGCTGAACTAATGACTTTTTATATAGCTTGGATGTCTGTTTATTGAGGTCTGGCTCTTTATATCCAAGGCCAGTCCATAGTTCTTTAATTTCAGTAATTTGTTTTTGGTTAATCATTTCGACCAAATCATGCTTGGCTTGGAATGCGTCTGGATCATCTTTATCTGTAGCGATGTTGAAGAATTTCAGCATGAAATATTTCTCTCCATAAGTGAGCGCCTTTCCTACGCCCTTTTCCCCGGCTATGTCAACACCCTGTGCATACCATGAACATTCGATCTTATCCTCTGGATTGTCAGCATCAACCCACGTCATGGTCATAGTTAATTCCGTGAAGTACGTTGTCGTTTTCTTTGGATTGTTGTACTTGTCAGTGCTATCTACTGTTTCTGCAAGGATATTAGTATCAACGATCCGTGGTATGAGCAGTAGATTGAGCTCGTCCAGTTTCTTGCGTACAGCAGCCAGGACTTGTGAACTGCCAGTATATTTATATTGATGCCCTTCACTTTCTTTCTGGAGATACGGAACTTCCTTCCGGACTTCAATTAGCTTCTGGTAGATGTTCAAGTACCTCAGCCTCCAATTCATAGTCCACGCGAACGCGGCGTATTACGAATCTATGTGGTGCATCTGGACAGTGACGAGTGGTTAACCAATGCTCCAGATCGTCTTGTCTGCTGAATCTCATTGCATGCATGTAGTCCTCAGTGGGCTGAGCAACACGATCCAAGTAATGTCCGTCCTTATGCTGTGGGATGTATCTGTATTGTGTAGGCATTCCATTCTTCCTTTCGTTGTGGTATAGTGGGTGTAATTCAATTTGCAAATCGTCTTTCTTGGGCTGCCGATGCTACGGCGGCCTTTTCTCGTCTAATCGCTATGGCGCAGTTCATTTGATACACTCGTCTCAGTGTCTCCGTCAGCGTCCCTCTCTGGCTTGCGATTTTCTCCAGCTGTTCGAAGTGTCTGCGATCTGTTGGCGGAACCTTCATCCTTTCTCACCTCCACTACTTTTATAGGAGCCTCCCACCCGTAGTGCCGCAGGATATCGTCCACACTCTTGAATGTCTGTTGTTTCACGCTGTCTTTCGTTCCTCCTCGATGGCTTGTACCAGTTCATGATGCAAACGTTCTTGTTCTTCTCGATCAGCAACCTCAGCTTCGTATTCGCTCATTGGCTTGGCGTAAACAGGTGTATGTCCTCGATCCCGCATGCTACGGAATAAGTGGTCATAATCGAATGCGCTCCAGCAAAATATGCGGCCAGATTCGGTCACCACTCGGTATTCCGTCAATGGCGTTTCACTACTTCTCAGACCCTTAGCTGGCATCGTCATACCCTCCGCCTCCAATCTTCCGTACATTCACGGCGTATTTGTTGTCTACTGCCTCCAGCATGCATGTCAGGCAATGCCCTTGCTTGCTGTTTCCGCTGTATACTTCGTATTCTGCTGGCTTATTGCATCCGCATGTTGTAGCAGGGTTAACGATGGGGATCAGGTTGTTACTGTTCTTGCGGATCAGTTTCAGGTTAGGCATTGTATGGGTCACTCCTTTTCGTATCAAATGAATTTGTGTACAATATATAGGGTTTGTAATGTCGTACATATCAAAATGTTGTGCTTGTCCATCACAGGAGGGTTAAACCGCCTCCCCTTTAGCTACCAAGCTTTCAACAATCGACCATGCCGCAAGTGCAACTTCACGATCCACTTGTTCGCGTTCTTCATCAGTCTTACATATGTTCTCTGTGTTGATCTTCACCCGAGCATTACCGACTTTGTACTCTGCTTCGATCATCGAATCACCTCGAATGATCTTATGCGCTAAGTTGGATTGGACAACTTTCATGAGGTAAAGCCTCCTTTAGGCTCCGGGATTCTCTCGATCCATGTACGGGATGATTCCGCGTTTGCTAAGTACCTTATGGATGAAAAGTCGTCCTTCTTGTGTCCAGCGTGTGTTAAGCGTCACGTCCGGATCTCCGTTGCTACGGGTAATGTCAATTGTTTCTGATCTTGTATATCCCTTGTTCATATGGTTTGCGTACAAGAGCCATTGTCTGTTCTGTTTGTACTGAACTTTTTCTTCATGAAGGATTTTGTTCAATGCTGGCCCTGTCAGGTCGTAGTCCTTAGCGATTTGTGTGATCGTCATTGTTCCTTTTGATTTCAGGATTCGGTCAACATAAGTGACTTTTGGCTCATACTCCGAAACTTTCTGTTCAAGAAGTACGTTTTGCGTGTGTAGTTTCTCGTTCATATCGACTTGCTCTACTAAAGCCACCAATGCTTCTTTGTAATTCAGTGGTAGAGCAGGCAATGCAAGCTTGCGTTCCATTTCAGCGAATCGTGATACATATGTGGCGGTGAAGAGTACGCCTTTTTGCCCGGTCATTTTGTTGGCTACCATGTCGCAACCGAGTTTTGTGATGTCGTAACGTTTGAGTGTTCTTCCAATCGAGTCTTTGTATGTTGTTTCAATGAAGAAATCATTCGGCCCAAAGTTGGACTCAATGAGAACACTCATGTAACCATCAATGTCTCTGAGTAAATGCTTGTGTTGCTTACCAATCATTGTTGCAATGTCGCGACTATCTGCCAGTAACTTTCCCTGGTTGTTAACAATGTTTAATTGGCTCATTTTCATTCGCTCCTTGTTAAGCTAATTTTTTATTACACGTTTCGTGTAAGTTTTTCTCAAAAAAAAGTTCCTCTTCTTCTAGATCGGAAACATCAACACCGAATAACTTGGCAATAATAACTGCTTGATCGTAACCGAGTTTGTTTCGCCCTGCTTCAATGTTTCCGTATCCGCTGGGGTAACGATAACCTAGTGCTTTAGAAAGGAATGTTTGGCTGATGCCACGTTCCATTCGAAGTTGTCGAAGTTTTTTTCTCATTTTCTCACCTCGTTTACTCATATTGTGTAACTCATGTCTTTATAATACATACACATTCCGTGTAAGTCAACACTTTTCGTGTAAATAATTATTTTTATTGTGTAAGAGTGGTAAGATTAAATATTAGGAGGTGTGCAAATGTCTACTTTAGGAGAGCGTCTGCGAAGAGAGCGAGAGAAATTCGGATGGTCTCAAGTATACGTTTCAAAACAATTAGGATTAAAAAGGAGCAGTACATATGCAAACTGGGAGTACGACCTGAGAGAACCAGATTTGGATATGATAAATAAATTAGCTACCTTATTTGAGATTTCACCGTCTGAGTTAACTGGTTTTGAGGAAACAGAATCGAACACGATTCGCGAAACGAGGGAACAATACTTAACAGAAGAAACAAGAAAACTTGCGGAGGACATTAACAACTTACCGGATCATAAAAGAAAGATACTGCTTGATATGTTGGATGCATTAAAAGAAGAAAACAAAAAATGAAGCAACCAGCCTCACTCTTTTAATAGAGAGATCAGCTGGTTCAAACGATTTTCAATGCGTTCCAAATTAAGAGTCTGGGCAACGGATTTTAATCTAGTTATTTGATCGATATCACAACTCTGTAGTATTTCAAAAATTTCTTCCGTGTCCATCTGATCATCTCCCGTGTCATAGTTGCCATTTGGTAATACTCATTTTAAGGGAACGTTTGTTCTGTTACAAGATAAAAAAATATATAGCGAGGCCAGATCATGGTGTACAAACCTGGTCGTTGCCTGCTGACAGTAAGATTACGCGAGATTAAACGTACACAACAATGGTTAAGTGACGTAACTGGCATTCCTAAGTCTTCAATATCAGAATACGCCACCAACAGAAGAACCATGTCATTAGCAACCGCTATGACCATTGCCGCGGCGATTGGTTGCTATATTGATGATCTGTACGAGCGCATCGAAGTCAGCAGCATTGAGTGACGTTTCTGTCACTCCGACCGGGGTGAGAGTTCGCTATATAGCGAACTTGGGTACAACAAAAATCGAGTAGTCATAAGATTATGTACCTCGATTTAGTTGGTACACATACTATATCAGACCTTACATGTCACATGCTGTCGAATCGTGCAAAAAAATAGCACCTTTAATGGTGTTAAACCCCACTTGACAGTGTTAATTCGTGAACTTTTTTCGAACATGTACGCGAGATCCGTCAGAAAAGTTTATCCATGTACCTTTATCAGTTGCTTCTTTACTCTTAATTTTAGTTGTATTAACAATTGTAGACCTATCCATAGACTCGAATCCATATGGACTGTAGGCTGTGTCTGCGTCCTTCATCAGATGTATGGCGATAAATGATCCCTTCCGACCATGAAAGGCCAGTGTGCGCCCGGCATTACCACTAATCTGCCAGGGTTCGATGAAATTCACGTCTTCCTCCAGCGAAAATAGAACGAAATCTGAATCATCGTCCTGTCTACCATGCATTTTAATACCTATGATTTCCAACTATGTACCCCCTTAGATGCTATGTATACATAGTAATGCAAGAAAGTCATGGAAGCATCGGACAAAATATACCAAGGAAATAACGGGAAATGATATAATAGTTTGGCATGCATAATAGTAAACTACCGCAACCGATGCGGAACTAATGAGGAGAATATGAAACATGAATTGGAACTGGGATTGGCTTTATCTTATTTATTCAATTGCAGCAGTGATTTTAGTGTTTTCATTTTTGTGGAAGATTATCGAAAAAGTAGTGATTATATTAGTGATTCTACTGTTAAATGATAGAGCGGGTGTATTTGTGGTTAACATCTTATCTTTATTGCCACATTATTTATTCGCTTCTTTCACAGCGTTTACCGTTATCGGGATAAGTGGAAACGAAAAGGATTGGGTTCTAATAACAATAGGCGGATTATTCTTGTTTTTTAACGAAGTATGGGGAGTAACATTGGCTAAGCAAGAGGCGGCAAAAAATTATGATTTCAGTACATACAAAACATTAAACTTTAAATACTGGGTCATCTTAATTGAAATGATCTTCTATATATATGTTATATTCGACCCGAGACCAGCGATTAACATTCTTACTCGAGGAACAGCAAATATTATAGATTGGGTGCAAGACATTCCGTTTCTTAACTGGATTATAGCGGCAGCGGCATTTATATATGCTATCTACATTTCTTTGATAGCCTTAGCTTCTATTTTAGGTTCTTTCGCATCGTTATTTACGAGAAATAATAATTCAAACCAATAATCTGCACCCTCCGGGGTGCTTTTTTCATGCATATACCCTACAATACAGACATAGAAGATAACAATTAACGCACGGAGGTTAGACATGGAAAGAGTCGCTATATATTTACGTAAATCCAGACAGGACATGGAGGCCGAAGCACGTGGCGAGGGAGAAACATTAGCGAAGCACAAAAAGTCCTTAATGCGCACCGCCAAATCAATGAGTCTTAATATAATCAAGATACGTGAAGAAGTCGTCTCCGGTGAGAGTTTGCTTCACCGCCCTCAGATGAATGAATTGTTGAAAGAAGTGTCGTTGGGAGAGTACGACGCTGTTTTAGTCATGGATGTTGACCGGCTCGGACGCGGTAACATGCAAGAACAGGGTCTGATCCTGGAGACATTTCGAGAGTCAAACACGAAGATTATTACGCCGCGAAAAGTATATGACCTTAATAATGAATTTGATGAAGAATACAGCGAGTTTGAAGCTTTCATGGCCCGCAAAGAATTAAAGATTATCAACCGCCGGCTACAAGGTGGTCGTGTGCGGTCAGTCGAAGAAGGGAATTACATTGGAACTCGTCCTCCTTATGGATGGGAGATACAAAAGGAATATAAATCTAGATACCTGGTTCCTCACCCTACACAACATAAAATTATGACGATGATGTATGAATTATATGCACACGAAGATCCAGAAAAACGTTTGGGTTCTGCGAAGATTGCCAATCACTTAAACGAACTCGGGTTTCTGACATACACAGGCAAACTCTGGAAGGCAGAGTTGGTGCTTACTGTGTTGAAAAACCCCGTAAACATCGGATATGTCGTCTGGGGAAAGAAACGGTCAAAAAAGACGACGACTGGACGTGTCGTTAAAACTCAGGAAGAAGGAACATACACCAAGGTATATGGTAAGCATCGTAAATATGTAACACCGGAATTTGAAGCTTTATATTACCGTTCTATGGATCTGCTTGGAGAGAATTATCATGTGCCATACAAACAATTAAGTGGGATAGTTAACCCTTTGTCTGGATTGATCAAATGCGGAAAATGTGGTTATGCCATTGTACTGCGCCCATACACTGACCAACCAAGCCATTTAATGTGTCCGAATAAAGCATGTGACTGCAAAAGCGTACAAGCCAAATATGTATTTGATGCAGTTATCGTCGGTCTGCAACAGTGGCTAGAAAACTACCGAATTCAGTGGGATAAACACAAGCCCGTTAAAAAATCATCGAACGCTTTGGATTTGAAGGAAATACAACTTAAGGCGTTCCAGAAAGAAGCCGAAGAACTGGAACAGCAAAAAGGAAGGTTGCACGATTTTCTTGAACGTGGAATATATGACGAGGAAACTTATTTGGGGCGTTCTGCTGCCCTGGCTGAACGGATTTCCTCAACTCAACAAGCGATTGTTCGAACAGAAGCCGATATTGTCGAGGAATTGAAACAGAAGGATGCACAACTGAACATCATTCCTTTGGTGAAAAACGTGATCAAGTTATACAAGAAGACGGACGATCCGGCGAAACAAAACGCATTGCTCAAAAGTGTTATTAACAAAATCGTGTATACCAAAGAGAAGCATGAGTTTAAAGACAATTTCAGTATTGAGTTGGATGTGAAGATAAAATGACCCCGTATACGGATAACCATTGAAGGTTAATTCATTTCCTTCTTTATCCGTCCCAATGGGGTCATGCAGGGATACGTCTTTTCGTGTTTTTTTCAGGGATCTGAGATGCATCAGGATTTCGTTTTCAATACATCTCGCTGCAAATGTAGCAAGCTTTGTGCCTTTGCCTTGCTGAAAGCTTTCGATAGCTTTGATCAATCCAATCGTTCCAATTGAAATCAGGTCTTCCTGATCTTCTCCGGTATTGTCAAACTTCTTGACGATATGCGCCACAAGACGCAGATTGTGTTCAATGAGCAGATTGCGCGAGTGGGCATTACCTTCAGCCATGAGGCGCAGGTGTTTGGCTTCGTCATCCTCAGCGAGCGGCTGAGGAAACGCATTGTTTTTGACATACGAAACGAGTAACGTTAATTCTTTGATGAACAGGGCTATTGCGGTAAACAATCCGGGCAC